TGAACCTGAGGTAAACCAGTTGAATAGTTACCTGGACCATATCCAACATATTCAAATGTATGTCCAGATGCACGTAGAATAGAAGGTCTACGGAATTCAACAGGAATTGGTTTAATCTTTTTAACTACTGCTCCATTAAGGTGTTTAGACTTTATAGATCCTAAAGCACCACGAATTACACTTATCTCATTGTTACTAGATCCAGAAAGAGTAGATGAGGAAACTCTCATTATCTCATTTCCAATCTGTATGTAAGATCCCAATGGGAATCTAGTCATGGTTCCTATACCAGCAGCATTTGGAAGTGCGACATTAATAGTAGTAGCAGCAGCTAAACAATCTGCTACGAGTTTCAAACTTTCATTATCATAGAAAGATAAACCTCTAGTACCAAGATTCTCACCATCTTTATCGGAAAGTGCATTGTTAGTATCCATTCCCAATTTATAGATGGTACTAGATCCAGAAATATCTGTAAGACCAACTACTGCTTTGAATTCATCTACACTAACAACTTCACTAACAACAAAGTCACCAAGTCTTGAATTAGAACTGTTTAATATTCTGAAAGAATTTCCAACAACTAATCCATGTCCAGTAGAGGTATTAACTGTTAAAACTTCATCAGTCCAAGCAGTAGATCCTATACTTACAGAAGGACCAAGATCAAGAATATATTGTCCAGCATAAGGAGTTGGATCTCCAATACTCTTCGCAATTGATATTTGAGTATGATTAGGAACCGTTGCGATTTTATAATATCCATCAGTTTGAGTTCCTATACCAGTTGCCTGAACAACATCTCCAACGTTGTTAGCGATACCAATATCGGTTCCTGTGCTAGTGATAACATATCTCGCAGCACCATTACCAGCACCAATTCTAGTCTGATCAAAGTATAATGAATCAGAACTATATCCACCACCCTTCGCAATAATTTCAACACTACTTACAGCACCACCAGTAACAACTACTTTTGCAGTAGCACCTTTCCAAGTACCAACTGTTGGGTCTGAATTATTGTTAAGTAGTTTTACGTTTTGATGTGTTCCAGTTATGTAACCAGATCCTGCAGTAATAGTTCCCTGTACTATTGCATTATAATTATGTCCTCTATCAAAAGTAAGAGTAGCACTTGTACCACTATCACTTACAGTTGTAATTACATTACCTAAACCAAAGTCTTTAATAAACTTATCTGCAGTTTCTCTAGTTAAACTATCCTTTAAGTAATTGGTTGAAACCTCACCTAGAGGACTTCTCTTGGTTGTTGAAACAGTCGCAGAAGGATTAGGAGTTAGATTATCTCTATCAGTTTGTGGATAAAGATCAACTACATTCTGACTATACTTAAGATCAGTAAATTCCTCTGGCATTGCATTACCAGCATTTAGAACAAATACATGATAGATACCATCTTGTATTCCTTCAATATAAGGAGTTATAGTTTCATTCCTGTAGATATAATAGTTTTGACCAATATCAGTTATTTCATATCTTGGAAGATCTGTATCTCTAGTTGTTACATCATTTGTAAATGTACCTACAGTATGTAATAATCCATCAGTGTCAGTCGTTGAATACTTAAAGGACTTACTATCAACAATTTCACTAACAGAAAAGACACCATTGTATGCAGAATTTGCTGCTCCAGCAGTATTATTAGTACTTTTTACATTTTTAATAGTGACCTTATCATGAACATTTAAGTTATGAGGAAGATCGGTTAAAACAGTAACAACATTTGATGAAACTGTACATGTGCTAATGAATCTTGGATTTCTACCATATTCCCAATCATCAGCATCTATAGAAGTTAAACTGAAATCAGCAGCTGATCTTGCTCCTGTAGTACTAGAATCTTGAATAATAAAACTCTCTTCTGGATTCTTTCCATTTACAACTTCTTTAGGAACAACAACCCTCATCTTGTAGATTTTCTCGTCAAGAGATCTAGAGTCTTCTGTTCGAGAAATATAACTTACATTGGTAGTACCCTCATCAGGAAGATCGGTTACAGGTGCAGGAGTATTAGCAATATCTAACCAAACACTATTAGCAGGATCAACAGTAATATACCAACCAGCAGTCTCTGTTACTGGAGTAGATGGAAATTCAGGTCTATAAAATGTAACATCATTACTATTAAACTGTATAGGAGATCCAATCTCACCAGACTCTTTATCATGAACTCTACTTTCTACACTTAGTTTAGATCCACCATAAATCGTGATTGCCTCTGAATTTTCAGCATCTGTAAATGAAGATGCTATTCTAATTTCTGTAGTAGAATCTACAATAGCATAATAAAGAGTATGATCATCTAGATTTTCAGGAAGATCTGCATCATCACTAAAGACTCTAATACTTTCACCAGTTGTTAATTCATGTGTTCCAATGTTAAATTTATTATTAACTGGACCAGATATAACAGGATATCTCTTTACACTTACACTACTTCCCATGTAAACAGAGAGACCTGCACCTACTCCACCACCATCAACCATCTTAACAGTTGCAGTACGAGTGACTCTATTTGGATTAGATCGTTTTCCAATAGGTACATATAATATTTCTTGACTACCAGAATTAATTCCTACCTGTCCACCTCTTGCACCAATACGATATCCTGCGGTTAAAGTTGGTGGAGCATCACTATCATTTGTAAATCCATTAACATAAAGATGACTATTAATACCAACTGCCGCAGTCTTAGAAGCATCAATCTTGAACCAATCAATCTTAGTTGTACTTTCTCCACTAGTTTTCGCAGTTCCAGCGATTGATTTTGGTGTAATAATTGAAGTAATAAGTGCAGTATTATCCTTTTCAAAGGCTTCTGCTTTAAATCCATCAGAACTTAATGATAACTGACCAAAGTTAGAGTTGGAGTTTGTTATAGATGCGTCTCCACCAGTCTCTGCACCAAAATGCTTATTATATCCAATAGCAAACACAGAAACTATCTGAAGTATAGCATCATTAATAATACTAACGTGTGTAGTTTCCCATCCAGATCTATAAATTGCATCAGAATCTAAATGATAAACCTTATTTACATCAAGAGCAGAAGATTCTGCTGCTAATTTACTACCAGTAGTAATAGTACTAAGGGATATACCTTCATAAGTTCTATTTGATTTGTTATATTTTACAAATGCTCTATCATCTTTCTGCAATGAAATACCAGTAAACTGGGCAACAACCATTGAACGGAAACCAGTTGCCTTCTTACCATCTGCCTTCATTCCCTGCATACCATAAACTGATCTCAATGAACAGTTAAAGATATAAGGAGATGCACCTTCTACAGTATCAGTCTCAACAGTTACAGTTGCATTAGCAACACTAAGTCCTGTACCTGAAGTACTAGCAGATAATCCAGTTAGACTTCCATTAATCAAATAAGTAAACTGAGTATCACTAAGAACCTCTTGAACAACTGAAGAAGCATTATAAGAAATTACAGTATTAGTTCCTTGACTTACTCCATCAACCTTAATAGGTGTTCCTTGGTTTAATCCATGTGGTTTCGCAGTTGTAATTGTAATAAGTCGAGAAGGAGTTGATCCATCACCAGAAATGATATTTGATATAGTAATAGGATCACTTGCAAATGCACCAACTATTTCATATTCTGGTCTTCTCTTTGCAAAACCTTCAGGATTAAGAGGATACTTATCTGCAGCAGGAATTTCTTTTGTAGATGCTGAAGCATTAAATGCATTACTTAATTTATAGTAATACATGTCGAGATCAGTTTTCTCATATCCAGGTGCTGCTACATTAACACCATCTGCATACTCAAAACAAGTTAATTTGTGATGAGAAAAGAGTGGAGTAGCTACATCATTTACACCATCAAAACTTTTATTGTTAGTATATACAGTTCCGTCTGTGTTACCATCAAATAAAGAGAACTGCCAGAAATAACATGCACCAGTAATTCTAAAAATAGCAGAACTAGGAACAGCAGGATCTATTGGGTTTGGAACATATTTTGGTCTTATCTTTGTCTTTCTTAAATCTAAACCAACTAAAGAAGTTCCTCTAGGTACAACAACACCACCATTTACACTATTAAACTTATATAAAATATTATTTTTTTGCTCTATATCAAAATTAGAAGTCAGAGTTAATGTAAACTCATCTTGTGCGTTAGACTCTCCACCATTCGGGGCAACCGCTTTTGCTACAGTAGGATTACCAGAATCAGGTTTTATTGCGTATCCTGGACGGTTATCAATAACATGTTCACCAGGATATACAAGTATTGTTGTTCTTTCTATATAATCGTTATTGTCACCAGATACATAAGAGAATCTCGCTGCTTCAATCAGTGCTCTCTGAATCGTCTTAAATGGTTGTGCTAACGAATTACCATCATTGTTTATACTATCGGAAGAATCAAGATCATTAGGATTAACATAAAGTATCCTTCCCTCAATGTTCTTGATAAAATTCTCTAATCTATTAAGAGGCATTGTCTTATAACGGCCAAAATATTTCTATGTTTCTATTTAGTCACCTAAAAAGTAAGTTATTTTTTATATCTCTCTTGTTGATAAATCTGCATACTGAATTTGAGACTCATCTAACCTATCAGTACACACTTTTAACACTCTCATAAACTGATCAGGATCTTCACAAGTCACTTCTTTTTCCTGTCCTTCTTCACTCAATAATAAAAATTTACGGGAACACAAATCGATTATAATTCCCAATACTGTATCATCATCCATTTTTAACACCAAAAGTAACAACTAATACAACCCTATCCTTAGTATGAGAAGTTTCTACACAATGCGTACAACCAGGAAACATAATAATATCATCCTCCTTTGGATCATGAGCCTCATTACCTACTATAGTTCTTCCACCAGCATTTGTCAAGTATATCAGAATATTACTATGTGGAAATTCATGGTCAACATGTTCTTTAGTCCTTTGAACTGGAAATATTGGTGTCATTAAATTTACATTCATCCTATAAAGGCAAAATGCATCAATATTATTTGCATAAAATATTTCCTTTAAAACATTACCAACTAAAGGTGTATGATTAGAACATGTTTCGGGATATAATTGATCCCCACAGTCTGTTCTCTGTAAAAAAGTATGAGAAAAATATCTAAGAACATTTTTAGCATCACCAGGTTGAGCATTCCCTTTAAACCAAGGAAAATTTGAACCAGAAATAATATTCTTTAAATCAATATAATTACAAGTTTTAGGATTATGTAATTTTTCAATGAGACTCATTTATGTATATCACCAAGGTAATGTTTTAGATACTTCAGGAGGTGCTGGAGTATTCTTCTTAGATTCTATCCATGCCTCTGCATTTGTTTTTACAGTACTTTCAGCAAGTTCGTCTGCTATCCAACCCTTAACAATATCCTCTGATAAACTATCATATGCTATAAATCCTGACGCACCAGTTCCACCTTCAGCATCTACAAAATAAGTATTAGAAGTTGTTTTTGTAAGCTTTGAAGGATTTGAATCATCAACAGAGACAGTTTTGATTACAACCTGAGAAACAACATCTGTTCCATCGTTTAATACTATTAAGTCACTAACAGTTTCGGTATGAGTAATTGCCATATATTAACACTCCATAGCTACAATAGACATTCCTTTTAATATATCTAGGGGATCACTTGGAGTATCCCCTTGTACTACATATTTCGCCCAAACAGAATATTGAAGTGTGGGATAAGCAGTAGAAGTAAGACCAGCATCATGGACTTGAAGACTAGCAAAATTATATTTCCTGACATCACCATTCCAAGTGTCGATGCTTCCAGCAAGATGAGTTAGTGCTAATTCTTGACCAAGATTAGTCCAACCACCAGATGTTCCTATTCTTCTCCGAAGTAAGAAATAAACATCGGTATAACCACCATCATCGACAGTATTTATAATTCCATGTGTAAAAGGCATAGTTGCCTGAACTAAAATATTACGATTTGCATCTTTAGTAATTTGAGCTACCGTAGTAGATATTTGTGCATAAGCACCATTACTAAAACCACTAAAATCTCCTCCAAGTATACCACTCGCTACCCTAATAGAAGGAGCACCTCCTCCACCAGCACTACTCCAGGTGGGTAGGCTACCAGATCCTTGACTTGTTAATACTTGACCTGCTGTTCCATAATTACCATCACCATTAGTATTAGACATATGCCCTAACCCAAGAGCACCATTCTTGTTCACACAATATCTTTGCTTATTAATTCTTTGATCAATAACTCTTATTACATTATCATCACTTGAAACATTTCCATAAACATCAATTGCATAAGAAATAGTACCATTAGGACTTGCAAACTGAAGATGACCACCTTCTCCAACAGTAGCAGTACCATTTGCACATGCTCTAAGAATTAATTCTCTGTTGTGATCAACACGAAAAGCTTCAGTACCGTCTACTACACCAGTAATATATGAATTTGATCCAGTTACAGAATTATCGGATACTTCTACTTTTGTATCACCTTCCTCTATCTTATCTGACGCTCCACCTGCTGATGATCCATCAATCGTTAATGTATTATTACTAGCATTACCTACTACTGTAATTCCTCCAGTACCAGTAACATTTACATCATCTGTTGAACCGTCACTACCCTTAAGGCTTACTCCACTCGCCCCATTAGTAGTACCAAAGGTAGGTAAAGTATAAGTTACATCACCCTTATCACCTTTATCTCCTTGATTACCTTTATTACCTTTTGCATCTACATCACCAGGATCACCTTTATCTCCTTTTACTGAATCACCCTTATTACCTTTTGCTTCTACATCACCTTGATCTCCTTTATTACCTTTCTCCCCTTTATTATCACCTTTTAGTCCTTTATCACCCTTATTACCTTTTGCTTCTACGTCACCAGGAGCACCTTTATCTCCTTTCTCCCCTTTATTATCACCTTTTAGTCCTTTATCACCCTTATTACCTTTTGCTTCTACGTCACCAGGAGCACCTTTATCTCCTTTCTGCCCTTTATTATCACCTTTTAGTCCTTTATTACCTTTCTCACCTTTATTACCCTTCTCTTCTACATCACCTTTATCACCTTTATCACCTTCATCACCTTTAGCACCCTTTTCTGCATCACCTTTATCTCCTTTTACCTCATCACCTTTCTCTCCTTTTACTGAATCACCTTTATCACCTTTATCACCTTCATCACCTTTAGCACCTTTAGCTAATACATCTCCATCAGAACCTTTTAGTCCTTTTAGACCTTTAGCACCTTTCTGCCCTTTATTATCACCTTTTAGACCCTTTAAACCTTTATTACCCTTTAGTCCTTTTAGACCCTTTAAACCCTTATCTCCTTCATCACCTTTATCACCTTTATCACCTTTATCTCCATCTCCTTTATCTCCTTTTACCGCATCACCTTTCTCTCCTTTTATTGAATCACCTTTTAGTCCTTTTAGACCCTTTAGACCCTTTAAACCTTTATTACCCTTTTCCCCCTTACTACCTTCATCACCATCATCTCCTTTATCACCCTTTAGTCCTTTTAGACCTTTTAATCCTTTATTACCTTTATCTCCTTTTATCTCATCACCTTTCTCTCCTTTTACTGAATCACCTTTTAGTCCTTTTAGACCCTTATCTCCTTCATCACCTTTATCACCCTTTTCTGCTACTGCACCATCTTGTCCTTTTAGACCCTTTAAACCTTTTAAACCCTTTAAACCTTTATCACCTTTTTCACCTTTTTGTCCCTTGACACCAAGATCCGCAATGTTTACCCAAGCACCATTTTTTCTTATCTTTAACGCCATAATTTATATCTTTTGTCTATTTATTAGGTTTATACAGGTTTAGTCACAACACTATTTACTCGTGGATATTTTACACCATTAGACGATGAAAGTCTATTTCCATGATTATCATGTGGGAACACAGTTCCGCTTTGTGGTCTTTTAAAAACATAAGCAGCATACCGATTATTAGAATCACCAAGATCAGTATATGGAGAAGCAACCATACCTTCACTAGTATCAGCAATTTGATCTACACCTGCAGATTCAATTACATATTGAAGTGCATCTTCTTGCCTCATGTTGGGATATTGTTCAGCAGCACATGCTAAAAGTCCAGCAACTTGAGGTGCTGCCATACTTGTACCACTAGCAGCTGCATTATAATAGTTGGAATCTCGTGAATCAGCATTTTGATTACTATAACCAGAACTAGAATTAGCTACAGATGACATAATAGATACGCCAGGTGCATAAATATCAACTCTTTCTTCACAATTACTAAACCATCCTTTTCTATCATTAGTATTAACTGATATTGCACCTACAGAAATAGAATCACCATTTGAAGTTTCTGTATTACCTGGACTTGATCCTCGTGAAGAAAAATAATCACCAGCACTTGTAAAAAGTATATTAAAATAATCATTACCATCAGGACTTCTATCAATTGGCCAATAACCATTTCCTGCAGATCCAACAAAAATTACCCCATCTCCCATAGCATCTTCAATATCTGAATCTATTGATGCATTTCTTATACCCAAATCAGGAAGTCTATCACTATTGAATGAACCACCATAAGTAGAGGATGGAACAGGAATTCTTCTAGATTGTAACGCTGTTCTTTTTTCAGAAGTAGTCATTGAACTCAAATCAGTAGTTACTGATCTATACCTTACTTCAGAAATCTGAGATAATAAAATATTAGATGCAGTTGCGTATATTGACCAACTATTATTAACTATTGTTGGATTTCTTCTTCCAGTAGCAGCGTTAATTGGTTTATTATTATGAAAATACCTAATATAATCATATAAAACTAATGTCCAATTTATTCCAGTTATTCCATTTCCTCCACCAGCATCAGAACCAAATTCTATATTATAGATATTGGCATCTCTTGCCCATCCTTGAGTATTTCCAGCAACCGTTCCTGCTACATGAGTTCCGTGACTAGATGCAATTGTAGAATAAGAATAGGTTGCTGCAGTATTAGATCCATAACCTAACGCAGAACTATACTGAAACCAATTAAATTCGTTGCTACGAAGACTACCAGTTCCATCAGGATTTTCTCTAAATTCTGGATGACCAAAATTTAGATGACGATCTACTATAATAACATCTACATTTTTACCAGAACTTGTTGTATTAAAAGTACCAGTTTCTTCACTCGTTCCATCAGAACCCCAATTGGATGTTTGTGATCCATCAATACATCTTTTAATAGCCCAATTTTTATCAGATGCTTCATCTGGACTTTTATCCCAATCACCAGTTTGTGATTGATCCCAAGTTTCAGCAGTATATAATTCAACATTTTCTTCACAAGCTTTTACTCTAGAATCATTCAATAATTCATTTGCTTCAGCATCAGATAAAGTAAAAATTGTATTTCTACTTTGAGGTCTCATCAAATCACATGTACATGCCCTACTAGGAACAGAACCAGTTCCACTAGAAGCAGTCATTTCATTACAAAAACTTGTTTTATCAGAAAAATTTTTAAGAGTGACTATATATTCTTTCATTTATGCCTCCGCTTGTATTAGAGTCAAAGTTACTGTAATTGCACGAGCAGAAGAATCCTTATTTGTCACTTTTGCATAAACTGTTGTAGAAGGAGTTCCATCATTATTCCATCCAATAACTCCTGGTGACATTAAGAATGTGCTTGCACCTGCAGTTGTAGTTAAAACTTCTGCAATAACACCTGACCCTGGTAATGGGTCTGTTCCCTCTACTCTACTAGCATCAGAAGTTCTAGATGCAGAATCAACATAAAGTCTAACCCAAGCAGGATGATCTATTGCTATTTTAAGTAAATTATATGCCTTGAATGCCGTTATTGATAAATCACCAGAAGCACCAGCACTAAGAGAAGCAGTAGTAGCATTCTTCGTAGTCCTTGATGCTATTGAACCACCACCAGAAATTGTAATTGTTTTTGTTGCACCTGTTCCACTTGCTACAACACCAGATCCAACAAAATCAAGTTTCGTAGCTAAAGTTGATAAATCGCCACCCTCATCAGCAACAGTTATACCACTACCACCACCAGAAATTGTAATTGTTTTCTCTGCTCCTGTTCCAGTTGCTACAACACCAGCTCCAGCAAAATTAAGAGTTGTGGCAAGAGTTGATAATGCACTACCATCATCCTCTACAGTTATACCAGATATATAACTACCTGATCCACTATTAGCAGTTTCATCATACCATAAATCACCATCACAAACTGTGTGACTACCACCTGCTACACTAGTAGGATCATCTGTTTGTACAAATTTATGCCCATATGCATTACTGGTTGTTCCAATTCCAATAGTTGAAATTCCTGGTGTACTAACATCTACATCAATTGGATTGAGACATGATCTTACAGATCTTGGAGAAGTATTATCATCTGAGAATTGTGTTACAAATACTGTACCAATACCACCACTTGTATTATCTTTCCATGTCCATCCACCAAGACCATCTGCTGTTATAACCTGCTCATTTGCACCAGTATCAACACTACCCCATTCTTCTATTGATTCTACTTTTAACTTTTGAGCAGTCAATAAATTAGTTGATGCATTCCAAGTTAAACTATCATTATCAACATTAATTCCTTGATAGTTAGTTGTTGTATCATCAACAAATGTTATATGATAAGTATTATCATCACTCTTAGAAGTAACTCTAACCTTCTCTGAATTTTCTACTGATATAGTTCCTGGACTTACCCATTGCGTTCCAGAAGCACCTAATGAACTTAAAAGCCATCCACTACTTCCAGCACTCCCAGTACTATCATGAACTGCACTTGCAAAGGTAGCAATACCTGATACAGTCAGTGAATTGATACCAACATTACCATAGAAAGTAGCACCAACGCCAGTTGTTTCTATACGTGGATTACCCTGACTATAGATAACTGCTCTTGCATTAACACCACCATGCAATTTTAATAAGTTACGCCAATCTTGATCAAAGAATTGATATGCTCCTGGTCCATCACCACCATTTGACTTAAATATTAATCCACCTGGTCCTACCTCTTCAATTAATGAGGTTCTACCATCAACAATTGAATCTCCATTAGAATCATTTTGATCCCTAAGTGTATTAGTATGATATATTTTTAAATCATTTCCTGTTCCGAAACTAGCATATGATTCATCATTAAACTTAAGTCGATTAGCAGACTTATCCCAGAAAGCTGATGTTATACCATTAGCACCATGAAACTGTACATCATCTTTAAAGGTTGCAATACCAGAGACATATAGGTAATTAACATCGAGATTTGTTAAACTTGAAAGTGAATCAAAATAACCAGTTCTCCATCTAAGAACATCAGTACCTAAATCATAGGTATTGTCAGCATCAGGAATAATACTAGAATCTACTCTACCAACAACAGTTATATTATCAGTATCTGCATCACCTAAAACTACATTCGCATTTAAGTATGAAACATCACTTACAGTTAAAATACCTGAAAGAATACCATCTACAGCCTCTACATTTTGAGTAACAGTTAAAATTCCTGTTATTCTAGCTCCATGTGAAGTAGTTTCAAATTTCCTACCAGCACCAGTACCTCCTCTATAATGTAAATCTACAGCTCCATCAGCATTATATACTGCTAAATTAGCACCGCTAGTAGTTTCAAATACTATATCATGATTACCTGTAGGTACTTGGAACCGCATATCATGTGGTCCTGTGTGTTTGAATACACTACCCTCATTAGATCCATCACCATCTGTATAATATATCTGAAGATCTTCACTAGTACCAAATATAGCTTTTGTATCATCAATAAACTTAAGTGCATTATCAGACTTATCCCAATAAGCTGATGTTATACCATTAACACCATGAAGTTGTACATCTCCTTTAAATGTTGAAATTCCTGGACTTACAATAAGTCTTTGGAAATTACCTTCTTCTAAAATCTGGGCACCCTTAACATATAAATCACCCTCAACATAAAGATCATCACCAAAAGTTCCTATACCAGTAAAAGTAGAAAGACCAGATACAGTAATTGATCCACCGATATTTACATTCTTATTAATTCCAACACCACCTTCTACTGTAACAGCACCAGTATCTACACTCCAAGAGTCAGTTACATTTAAAACTTCAAATGTAGTAGAAGATGATATATCTACTGATCCACCAGCAGATTCTAATTTAAGATCACCTGCTATTGTATCAATGGTTGTACTATCAACTTTACCAATTTGAATGTTAGATATAGTACCAACACCACTAGCCTTTAATCCTACCGTTGTAGTAGTTCCAGAAACATTTACTCCTTGACTGCTTAAGGTATAATCATCATAAGTTAAGTTAGCACTATCTTTTAACTCTCCACCCGTTCCTACAGTAACAACCCGTCCACTTGTAAGATCAGTAACTTTTGCAGTGTTTGCAGTTATACCACCATTTGCATTAATAACATTAAGGAATGTGCTAATACCAGTGATATACAAAGTACTACCATCAATAGCACCATCAACCCTAACATCACCTTTAAATGAAGATATACCTATAACATCTAATAAAACATTTGGTTGTGTACTTCCTATACCAACACGACTTGTATCTGCACGATAAACAAAATTATCAGCACCACCAACAGTACCAGCAGTACTGTGATATTGCATTTCATATATTGTTCCACCAGCACCTGATATAATAGAACTTTGTCCAATCCATTCTACACCTGTAGCACCTCTACTTAAAATATTACCTTGAGCACCGTTACTATTACTATAATCATAAAGATGTTCTTCTAATCTAAAATTACCAACAACATGCAATTCTTGTGTGGGAGCAGCAGTTAATATACCTACTCCAACAGAATCAACCTGAAGTCTAGAAGCACCAACATCTAAAAATCCACCAACACTAAGACGATCTCCAGAATCATTAAAGGTTAATCCATCAGATGTTGCAAAATCATCAGAACTTTTAAATAAAACACTCCCATTATCACCAGGAGGTCTAATAGTAACAGTTCCAGCAACACCTGTAGATACACCATCAACATAAGGATCAGCAACTACATTTACAGCATTTCCCCGAAAATCAACTTGAGTAATACTATCAGCAGTTCCTACAAGACTTCCTTCATCATATAAACTAATAGAACCAGGTATTAGACCACCACTTTTCGTAACCCAATATCTTTGTCCTGGATAATTTACAAGAGAAACTAGTTGATATTGTTGACCTACAGGAACAGCAGGTAAAGAAGGTGTAGGATCACCAATATTAGGTTCAGCTTGCTCTAATCCAAGATATTGATATCTATCATCCGTTAAAGCACTCTGAGGTGTTCTTTTTACTCTACCACTAAGATACTTAGGCATTACTATTCTCTAGAATACTTGCGATAAATTCCATCTGAAGTGGTCCAACAAGTCCACCACTCGTATTCACACCAACATTTACAGTAATATTATTAGTATCTCCTTCGATAATTGGTAAATTACTATTATAAGCAGGATCACTTGCTCTTGGATATCCATGCTCTGTTGCATCTCCATCTTGACTACAAGTAAATACTATTGATTCTGTAGCAATACCAATATAATCAGTTGCTCTCTTCATACCACTAGCAGTAAAGGAAGCAGGAACAGGAGTATGAGCATAATCACCACCACTTACAATAGCGTCAGCGTCTGCAGATGAGAATGTATGAATACCACCAGAAGTAGTTCTACCAACATTTAAAGCAATTGTTGTGTCACCTGCTTCCACAATAGGAACAGGTTTATTGTAATAAGGATCAGCTCCACCAACACAATTAGGTCCAGTACAACCACTTGCTCTTGGATAAGATTTTATAGATGCATGTGTATCTTGTGCACAAGTAAATTTAATAGATTCTGTTGCTATCTTAACTGATGTAGTTGCTCTACTTAAAGTATTTGCATTCCATGATACAAACGTATGAGTAGTAGTATTAGTAGAAGGAGCAGAATCCAAAACCTGAATACTAAAACTATTAGCATCAATATATGTGATAGGAATCCATCTCTCAGAAATTGGGTCAGTTGATCTAGGATAGTACTTAGTTCCAGCACCATGAGTACATGTAAAACCTATAGCATCATCATCAATTTTAATTAAATCTCCATCAATAAAATTATGATTAGCAAGAGTAATTGTCATAACACCTGTTGTAGGGTTATAAACAGCATTAGTTGGACTATGTGTTGTAGGACCAGGTAAACTATGACTACCAATAGTAAGAGTCATAATACCAACAGCACCATTATATTCACCAGCAGTAGGTGTAAAATTAACAGCATTACTTTTCCCTACATCTATTGTAAATGAAGTTGTAGTACCTACAGTAATTTTTTTCCACTTACCACTTATAGGATCTGTTGATCTTGGATATTTTTTTATAGAACTACTACCGTCCATTGCACATTTAAATGCTAATGAATAATCATCAAATTTAACAACATTATTTGTAGAAAATCCATGAGCAGTTGCCGTGGTAACAGTCATAATTCCTGATGAAGGAGTATAGAATGCCCAGTTTGGAGTATGTGATGTTGCAGATGCAAAAAGTCCATGACCTGGTATATTTAATTCTAAATCTCCTGTTCCTGAATCATAATTTGCACTGGTAGGAGTAAAGTAAACTGCATTACCATTAGCAAATACTGAATTAACGTCTGACCTGACATAACTGTGTTGAGCACCATTATAAAAATGAGTTATACCATTAGAAGAACCAACACGAATAGAAAAATACTTTGGATCAGTAACCGCTTCCACAACATAAGATGATTGTGGATCTGGGAAAATTGTAGTTGTGATGCCAGAATTATTATTAGCACAAGTAAATGCTATTCCAGCTAAAGTAATCGGATCACCTGCACTAAATCCATGATTATCTATCGTGGTTACTGTAGCAATTCCTAATGGTTCACAATAAGTAACATCAGTGATTGTAGCTAAACCACTTTGTACTCCACTAACAAATAAACGATCTAAAACTAGGGGTGTTTTTTCCAACACCATTCTACCATCAACAAGAATTGCTGCATCATTTGGTGGTATTTCTATATCTTTTATAACTCTTACATCTCGTGTAAGTCCTGTACTTCTTGATTCTCTTCTCTGAGTCAAAGTGACTGTTGGATATGTACCTATACCGACATTTGCTACTTGAACATATAATACTAGAGCAGAAGTTCCTGTTGGAACCTCATAAAGTTTCTGCTGTCCTGGTGCTACAGGTACAACAACTGATATAAACTTATTTACTGGTGCTATTGCCATATTATCTCAACGCTAGTATTAATGGTGTTAATTGGGCTTGAATTGCTCTGTTAAAGTCTCTTCCTCGAATAGTTGAAGTTGTTTGATCGACTGTTAATCCATCACCAATTCTAAAATTACCTTTTTGATCAGTGCTAGTAAATGGAACTTGACCTCCGTTTATAGCAATAACTTCATTTGCAGTAATAGGTTCACCACCTTGGAAGGGGTTCGCTTTATTTATATCGGTACCAGCACCAATATATTCAAACGAATGAGAACTGGTAATAATACGACTAATTCTAAAGAGTTCAATATCAACTCCACTATTAACCTTATATGGAACAAATTCATTAAAAGTTACTGTGGTTAATCCAACAGTATCTGTTGGAGGAGTAGCAAGACTTACAGTATATAAAATAGGATCTGTATTTGCTTTAAGTTGTGCACTACCTGTACCAGAAATATTAACTGCAAATGATTGATTTGGCAAGAAATTTCTACCACTAGCAAGAACATCAACAGATGTAATTGTTCCAGCAGCACTCACATTAGCAGAAAATTCTGCTTGAATAGATTCTGGTCCTAATGGATTTGGAACAGTAATAATTGGTGGTGCTGCAGCATTATAATCTCCATCAGCTCCACCATTAACAACTTCGATAGATCGAATTAATTGCATTGGTTCTTGTATAATTCCACTTCCAGTTATATCAAGATAATCTGAAAGATCAATCTTAAAGAACAATCCCTGCCCATCAAAAGGTTTTCTATATCTTCCCTGAACATCTGTAAGATTAGTAATTTGGAAAGTATCATTATCTGCAGCTACATTTCCTGTTGTTGTACCTGTAAATTCTACAGCACCAACTCCATCTGCCTTTAATCCAACATTACCAAAGGATGAGTTAGAGTTAGTTAGGTCACACTGTCCACCTGTATCACAATAAATTGCTATGTCACAACCAATAGTAAAGATAGAAACTAACTGAGCATATGCATTGTTTGTAATTGATACACCAATACCATTCTGGTTATATTGTGTAAACGCATCACAAACAAATGATTTAAAATCTTGTCCTAAGTTATTAGTACCACCAAAATCAGCATTAGCATGATTACCATCTATTTTCATACCAATACTACCAGTCATAAAGTTAGTACAGTTTCTAACATATGGAGATTTCCATCTACCAGACGGACCTTCATTAGCAGGACCAGTATGAGCATATCCAGTAGCAGCAGGAGTATCTAATGGTGGGAAAGCAGCAGCTGCACATCCAGGATGATTATATGAAACTCCACCTTGTCCATCATCTTGAGGACCAGAGAAGTTAAGATTCTGTATCAAACATCCTCTTCTAACATGGAAAACATCCTTAGTTCTATTCTGAGGAATAATAGTTACAAGTCTTAGATCTTCACCAGATACTGAAACATCAGTTCTTAATCCAATTGGATTATTCTCAATATAAGTACCAGAACGAATAATAATAGTATCTCCTTCTTTTGCTATAGATGCAGCAGCACCAACAGTTCTTTTTGCATCACCTTCTAACAATCCAGTATTAGTATCATCACCATCAACAGTAACCCAAATAGCATTATCAGTATCTACACCAGAAGGTCTCCATGATACACCACTACCTACAGCAGATAATCTATAATCATTTTTTGTACGACTAGCATCATAACCAACACTGTTTAACTTATCAATAATAGAGTTTTCTAACTCTAAAGTACCAATAATTTTTGCATCTTCACCAACATTAAGATTCTTTTCAATACCAGCACCACCATCTACAATAAGAGCACCAGTATCCTTATCAGTTGATTGAGTAGTTCCTTCAACTATCGCATCACCACAAATATAAACCGTTCCACCAACACCAATACCACCACCAAAAACAGCAGAACCAGTTGTACAACTAGTGGATACTGTTGTATCTGCTACGGTTAAAGAACCACCAATATTAACATTCTTCTCAATACCAGCACCACCATCAACTACAATTGCACCAGTATCTTTATCTTCAGATTGAGTAGTTCCACCAATATGAACATCCTTCTCAATACCAACACCACCATCAACTATTAATGCACCAGTATCTTTACTAATGGATTGAGTGGTTCCATCAATTTTTGCATCACCACCTACATTAAGATTTTTCTCAATACCAACACCACCATCAACTATTAATGCACCAGTATCTTTATCAGTTGATTGAGTAGTTCCTTCAATTTCTGCATCATTTCCAACAAAAAGATTCTGTGCAATACCAGCACCACCAGCAACTATAAGTGCACCTGAATTAGTAGAAGTAGATGCAGTGGTTCCCTCAATTTTAGCATCTTCACCAACAAATAAATTTTTACCTATACCAGCACCACCTAGTACTATTAATGCACCCGTGCTACTGCTAGTCGCATTAGTAGTTCCTTCAATCTTAGTATTATCACCAATAAAAACTTTCTTTACAACACCAAGTCCACCATCGATCTGAACAGATGCATTTGTAATACTAGTTGCATCTGTTGCATCATTAAATGTCGCTACACCATCTACATCTAGTGTACTATTAAGAGTTGTAGCACCGTCAACATCCAGTGTTAAATTAAGAGTAGTAGCACCATCAACATCAAGTGTAGCATTTAAAGTTGTATCTCCATCTACATCAAGTGTATCGTTTAAAGTTGTGACACCATCTACATTTAAAGCACCACCAACTTGAGCTTCAGAAGTAACTTGAAAGTTTCCCTGAACATCTAAATCATAAGCTGGATTATTCTGCCTAACACCAACCCTTGTCATCCTATAGATTGGAGTATTAACATCACCTGGAGTAGTATATCCCCAATAATCCTGATTTTCTATTCTGGCAATAGCAGTAGGATTATCAATATCAGGTAAAGCAGTTACATTATCAGTACCAACACCAAGACTATTAGTTCCCCAGAAATTTAAAGTTGAGAATGTTCTAGCAGTTCCAGGATTTGGTTGATATATCCCTTCATCTTGAACAAATATTCCTTCTAATGACAAAGGAGATGCTTCAACCCATCTAATTCCACCTAAATCTTGATTTAAATAATATCCATTTACACCTGAAGATTGAGCAGAGTCAAAAATATCTTTACTAATGCTTACACTACCCTTCACATCAAGTGTTACAGGAGAACTACTCATCTCAGATGTTGATTTACCTGGAATTGTAGTTCCAATTCCAACTAGTCCTTCATTTGTTACTATAAAAGTTGTAGATACTGGTTCACCATTAACATTTAAAACAGAAGTATTAGGACCACCAACTTGAAATCTTCCTAAAGGTTCTGTATTTGCAACACCAACTCTACCACCTTCTGGACCAGCACCTGTACTGATTCCTGTAAATACAGTTCCACCAGCACCAACATCTAATCTCTGAAAAACTGTTAAATATTCTGTATTTAATTTAGCCTTAATATCAACATCATCATAGAACGTAGTAAGACCAAGAAACTCTGCGTTTCCTAGAACTTTAAGTGTATCTAATTCTAAATTTCTAAAAGCAGCATCACCTTTAAAGTCATAATGAAGGGTTCCATAGACGTAAACATCTTCAAATATTGATTGACCAGCCCATGTATTTTGATTACTTAATTGTGTCATATATCCCCCTATAGAAACGCATCAACTGCCAAACCACCAGCAGGACCAAGAGCACCTGTAGCATATGTTTTAAGACCAGCTTTAGCAAGTCCTTTAAGACCACCTCCACCAAGAGCAGAGGCTCCTATCGAACCTAACTTATTATTTACAAAACTACTAGCAAATGCTTTATACTTATCACTAATTTTCATCCAATCCCCCAAATTACCATTATTACGTGAGACTTGGATCTTTCTTGCATTAAGATTGATTTGATCCGTTGTACGATCAAGATTTCCTATATTTATTGTATTTTTTGCTTTAATAGTAACATCATTACCTTCTAAACAAATCCGATCAGCCTTAAGTAAAATAGAACCTTTATCAGCATTAACAGCATAACTTCCATGATGAGTTATCATTCTATAACTGACTTCCTCATCTTTATTTTGAAAACCACACTCTACCTGTAGTGTCTTACCTGCATATTGTCTGGATAAACCACTACCCTCATGCAAACTCTGATTATATAATACATTATCTTCAGTTCGAGATTCCATAATATATGCAGTCTTTCCAGCATATCCAACAACCTCTGATCCAGATTCAATAATTAATTTTTGATTTAGTACATCGCAAGTGCGATTCTCTTGATTTGCCACTTATTAACTTCCTCTTTCTGGTTGCAGTGGTTTACCCACACAATCAATAGACTGAACAAGATCTTGTTCAATTATACGTCTTTCTGTTGTCATAATAGGGCGAAGAACAGCACCAAATCCAGCATTTTTAATCTTTATTGTAGGAATACTATCATATTCTTTCTGACAAATAACATCAATACTCTTAATTCTACCATCAACAACATTTAGAGTTAAGCACTCATCCTCAATTTCAGCATCTTCATACCCTTTACCTGGATTTTCAACTATAATTTCCTTAATATAGACTGGTTTTGTTTCTGCTGGAAGATCTACAGGATAATTTTCACCTTCACTTAGAATTACAATATTTGTAATTTGTCCATAAGTAGGAGAATTTACATTTTTATCAACAACTGCTTGACCATAAGCACCATATCCTTTATCACAACTATCACTAAATGAAACAAGTGGTTCATCAGTATATCCTTCACCAGGATCAGTTATTTCAACACCCACAATACTAGCAGTTCTTTCAATATCACCATAGATATCATTCACATCAAGATTATCTACAAATTTTCCAAGAAGAATTTTTCCTGCACCTCCAATTCCATTACCACCAAATAAAGTTACTTTAGGAGCACCACATTTAAATAAATTTCCAGTATAACAATTAGTACCAAGACCATGATCTTCTGCTTCACCAACTTTATTTCCAAATATTGACCATTGACCATACTCTTTTTCAAAATCACTTATACCTTCTTTAACACCACCAAGAAGACCATCTTTTTTCTTTTCTACTTGATCCATAGCATCATTTCCTGCATCAAATACTTTGTCTAACACATTCTGTTGTTCAGCATCACTTTTAGTTTTTATACCATTACCATCAATTTTATACTTAGGATTAACACATTTTGGTTTCTTTGGTTTGCATCCAAAAGGATCTTGAAGTTTATTTAATAGATTAGCTCCCTTACTAACAAAATCCTTTACTTTAAATGCTGCACCAAGAACTTTGTTTAATGGACCTGTAACAGGAGAAATAAAATTATCAACTAACGAACCAATTTTACCAGTTATAGCACCTACGAATTGATTAATAGCACAAGCAGGACCGTTCAATACATTCTTAACCATTCCAGTCAACATATCTTCAACAGCACCAGTCAAAGCACCAGTAACCTTATTCACAAGACAATCTACTGATCCAAACATTTTTGTGACAAATGGTATTAATGCAGATTGTGCACCAATAACTTTAGGAAGTGCTTTTTGAAATTTTGGGAAAGCAGCAAATATATCACCTGCAATCTTATCCATTCCACCTTTGACCCAATCAATCATCCCATCTGCCAAATTATTAGCAATACCACTAACAAATGATTGGGATGCTTTACCAATTAATTTTGATATACTCTTTATCTCACCAGGAAGATCAAGATTAAATTGTTGTGCTCTACTTACTAAATCGATAAAATTACCTAACTGAGTTTCCACCTCATCTACAAAATTGCCTTTACATGGATCTGCAGTAAGAACCTCTTTTCCAGTAGATGGTGATACTGGTTGAACATTTGGAAAACCTGCCTTACTATATTTTTCAAGTCTATTTGTATAAGCTTCATACTCTGACTCAGATAAATTATCTAATTGTTCTTGAGTAAAATTTTTCTCATTTGTAAGTCTTGGATATTTTTCTTTAAGTTCGGAAATTTTCTGCTGCCACTTTTCATCCTGAGGATTATCTCTTATAAGAGTCCTATATGCTTTAAGTTGTTGTCTGGTTAATTCTTGGGGTGGTGGTGGATTTTTTGGAAACTTAGGAAGTTCTGAGGTTTCACTAAAAATTTTTGTAGTACTTCCTCCAGTAACACCAGAAATAGGTCTACCAGTGGCAGTATCATATGTTATACCATTAACAGTGTATGTTCCAGCAGTTGAACTTGTCATCTTAATTCTATCCGTACTTTATTTATTACTGTAACGTGAGGTAAGTACCATCAGGAGAATTTCTTACTAATTCCATTTCCTTTTTGTTCCATTCGATCCAATCTGGATTTTTCGTACCATTTGGTAATTTAAATGGTGGTTCTCCATCCTCACCCCCCTGATAAAGTTGAAATTCCTTTCCAGCATCATATTCTAATTTTCTTTTTATCTCATCATATGAATCATCATCACTCTCTACAACTGCCATAACAGTATCAGGTGACAATCCATTATCCTTAGCAACTTGTTTAATTACACTATTATTTGTTTGATTATTCTTTCTACCTAAGGTTGCTTCAAATGCTTTATCATACTCTGATTCTGGAATTGCTCCATTATATTGCTTATCAAGTTGTTCAAGTCTATTATCAAATTCTTTTCTAGCTGCTCGTCTTTCCTCAACAGTTGGACGGGTCTTTCCCTTTATTATCTCTTCACCCTGATCAGTTAATGGAGTTTCTGGATCTGGAGTTGCACCAACAGCATTTTCATCATCCTGTCCACCTTTAACATTATTCAACTCTTCCTTAGGAGTAGATTTTGTTGTACCACTACCTTTCTTAATTAATGTTTCTATTATAGGTGTAATAATATCATCATGACCTGAAAATTCATAACCTTCAGTCAAACCTTTAATCATCTTCCCAACAAACCCAGATTCAATTCCAAATTTAGTATCAGGATCCTTTTTCTTAGAACTAGCATTTGGTGTAGACTTTGTTCTAGGAAAAGCCATTAAAATAACAGGGAATCCATTGTTAGGTGCTAAAAATGCACCCAATACCATATCTCCCTGTGCTAATCTAACAGGAGCAGTTCTTCCTCCACCACCTGTTCCACTAGTTGTAGGTAAAAGTGCAGCAGCAGTAACAACATTCCCATCATCAACACTATCTTTATCTGAGAAGTCTCCTACAATACGAACTTTATATCTCCACCCCCAAGATTGTCCAGAAACTAATTCTCTCTGAGCATCAAACTTAACTACCTTCCCTATAAAAGGACGTAATCCACCTTTACCAAAATATGTATTATTATCAGTCATATCTAACTCTTATTAGTGTATAATCCGTAAGCATCACGGCATATGGTCATAGAAGTATATGACCTTTCAGTATCAAAATGATGACAAAGATGTAATATTAAGTATTTACCACTTTGTTGTTGATCAACACCACCCATTGCAGTTTCACCTTGTCTTTGAAACTCACATCTAATTATATCACCAGCATTTAATTTTACATTACAAGGAACTTGAATCTCCATTATTTGAGAATGTAGAAGATTATATCTCATAGGAGATTTTGCTTGCCATTCTCTTGGATCATTGTTAGGAGTAATTACATTAGGATCAGCATCAGTACTGCCAATATCTAAAACAACAAAATTAGTTGTACTATAACTCTTTATTTTATCTTCAAAAGCTGGCTTCCTTCCCAAGAGTTTTTTAACCTTACTATTCTTTAGTGAATAAATTTTAGGTTCTTCAACTTCAAGATTTTGAGGATTAAAGAATACATTACGACTACTATAATACTTCAATGCTTCCTCTACATCCTGATCTTTAATAATGTTTGGTGGTAATAAAATTCTAAAGTCATTTTCATCATTATCAAGATTTGCCTTAGAACCACCAGAATATGTATAAGTTTCTACTGGATTTTGAGATATAAGATTATCTATACCTCTAAAATTAATACCTCTCTGTGTTTCATAAAAGAAATATGCAGGATCACCATTTTGAGGAATAGATCTTCTACATAAGTCATTTATTAAATCCAATCCACCTACCCCATTTGAATAGAAATCATAATTATTTTGTGTAGGATCTATATTAGATTTTCTTACATTGAGGTCTTTAAGTATCTTTTTAACAGTATCACTAATTCTACCTTTATACTTCTTACATGGATCTTTAATATCTAAATTTTCATAAGCAGAACTAGATTTAAGAGATAAGAGTACACTTTGACGATTTGAATCCTCTGTTAAAGTAGGAGCACCATTAACTTTAAAAGGAAAATTTAAAGTTCCTGACTTAGATTTAATTTTTACGTAAACATCTTCATAACCAGTAATTGGTAATGCACTTTTAATACTTCCAAGTCTACCCTGACTATCTTGTTCTTTACTAGATTGAATAGAAGCATCAGCATCAATAAAAAGTAAAGTAGCAGTTACTTCAGGAGAATACAAACTTTCATAGTAATCAAAACTTACAGTTTTACCTATAAGATTGGCATTCTTACCATCTTTACTAATTTCCATCTTCTCATAGATGGATGCTCGTGCTGCACTTCCTGACATTTATGCTTCGTGTATTACTGGTTGTCTTGCTAAGATCACTGTATTTTTATTCTCCTCACCACTATTTAATAGACTACTGAGATTGGTATCATCCTTTATAGGTTGAATTATATTATTAGATTCACTACTCATTGGTTTCAATATACCAGAAGAAGATCCTTCTTCACTATCACCTAACATTTTATAATATTCTGTTGCTGTTGTTGTTATCATTTTTCCTGGATTTTCTGGATCAGGATAAGAATATGTAGCGTTTTTATCTTCCAATTTTTTAACGTCTTCATTCAATTTTTTAGTTTTATTAAAAAACTTATCAGACATTTCCTTCAACTTACCAGTAGGAATTTTATCTAAACCCTTTTCAACCTTATCCATTTTACCTTCATTATTACCCATCCAAGAATCTAATTTTTTCTTTAAATTCTCAGCACCTTTTTTTATATCATCCATACTTGCAAATACTGCATTTATTGCTACGCCACTAACAAGCAGTCCTGCTACTCCAATAACCTTTCCTATATTTAATTTAGTAGATACTTTCTTAAATGGGGATAATATTTTTTTAGCCGCACCCTTTAATGGAGATTCTAATTTTTTTTCTGCAGATTGTCTTTTCTGTTGAGAAAATAATTTATTCTGATCTCTTGAATTTATCTTTTTTAAATTAGCTAATCTCTTAGTTTTTTTACTAAGAATACTTCTAATATTAGTTACTGTTATTTTAAGTTTTTTTGCTTGAGATACTGCTGACATAATTTTATACTAATATCCCATGCAATTCTGGTGTTTTGGTCATATAAGGATTTAACACATTAATAGAAGAAATGGCATTAACTGTTGTTGTTTCTTCCATTGCAACTTTCTTTTCTTTTGGAGGTATTCTTATTGGAGGTAAATCCATTTCAATTAAATTTATTCCTGGTTTTTGAGAAAGTGATGCAACCAATTCCTTAGGAATTACTGCTTCACCACGTTCAAGAATTGCAGGAATTTCATTCGTAGCACCACCTACAATTCCACCATCATGAAACATTGGTGCTCTAAATGTACCACCACCACTAGTCTTTTCTAAATTTTTTTCTGCTTCTTTCTTTGCTTTCTGTTGGAAATTATCTTTATCTTTATAAGATTGTGAATAATCAAATTGATTTACTCGATCTAATGGTTTTTTACTCATTTCTCGATCAGTACCACCAATTTTATGTGCTAGCCATGTTGCACCTCCAATAAGTGCCAGTATTGCTAAAACTTTAGCACCACCAATCAATCCTACTAATGAAATTATACCACCAAGACCACCAAGAAGATTAAGACCAACTAATGCACCACCTACTAATAATATCTTATCAAGGTTATTCATTGTCCAATCAAATATCTTTTTTATATTCGGCCATAATGCATTAATTGCAACACCAGCAGCAAGAAGTTTAGCAGCATTCAGAATACCTCCAAAACTAAGTCCCGTAGCTGCTTTTCCAACAGTACCTAATCCAGATCCTACACCCTTTCCAATTTTTTTTGTACTTTCTAATGAACTTTCAGCACTGGATCTTCTATCGGCAGATGCCTGTGCTTTTAATGCTTTATTATCTTGCTTTTGTTCTGTAATTCTATTTGCAAAATCTAATGCTAAAGCACCACCAATATCTTGCATTACTGCATTAACTTCTGATAACTGTTGATTCATATTGAATACAGCACCAGATAGCATATCAATGCGTCTTCTTAAATCTATGTGCTCATCTATATTTTTTATATTTGTCTTAATTTGGAAAGTATCAATATTAAGTGAACTCTTTTTAGGTTTAGATATCCCTCCTCCCAGTGCATTTGCAATTGGTCCAGCAGAAATTTTTGGTATGGAAGATCCACTACCAAAAGGAGATTTGATATTACTTACATTTAATTTTGGTTTAGTTGTTAGACTATTGATTAGTGCCACTTTGTTGTTTTAGGTTTTCTTCATCTATGTACTGTTTTAATAATGTCACATACACTTCCCTTTCCCAAGGGATCATATTTTCTATCTCTGTTAAAGAGTATTTATGGTGTTGAACCAAGGCAAAATTTACTTTATAGTATGACTCAAGATCAGTATGAGCCATACTTAGGTGAAAAAACTTGCCAACCCTTCCAACACTACTTCAGATTCCACCTCAGTGATTGGATTTGTTACTTTAACTTTATGAGAAAGTTTAGGCATTGTCTCAAAGAATTTTTCAATTGCTTTGAATTGTTTACTGTTCAATTGTTCTACAAATTCCTCCAATTCTTGTTTAGTTGAATCAGAAGCATCCCAACTCTCCTCTTCATCATAAACGATTTCAATACATGAACTAATCATATTAAGAGATTTGTTCACTGCACTACCTTCATTAGTATCGAAATTATTTCCAATAAATTCATCGAGAGAAGGATATTTAAGTTTCATAGAATATTGATCATCAAGTTTGATAATGTTCTTATGTCCTCTAGTTTTTTGAACTTTAATACTATCAAGATTAATTTCCATTTGAACTGATGTTTTATTATCATCAGGACAAACTATATTAACTTCAACAGTCTCACCAACTGATTTTGAACGAACATTCAAGAATAAGTATTCAATATCAAAAGTAGCAAGTTTAGTAACATCTACTCCTTTTGTTAAGATACATTCAGATAATATATCTACAACAGCATTTGATATATCTTCACTATTTTCAGTCTCCAATGCCATAATAAGAATCTTCTCTTCCCTTACGAGAAAGGGACGATATTTAATTTTCTTATTATTAGAAGGTAAAGTCAACTCATAAGTTGGAGTATTAATCTTTGGTAATGGCATAATGTTTTCACACTTCAGTAATTTTATTTATAGGGGTAATTTTAACTTCTTGTTACAACGTATCTATCATAGTTAAAGTTGACTGTAACTTTTAAAAGATCTGCTGTTCCATAAGTAACAGGTAAAGATGTAATTGATTTTGGAAAAGCATTTTTAAATTCATACATTAATGTTCTTTCAATATTTTTTTCAAATTTAGTAATAGTCATTGAATCAACTTTATAATCATCTGGATACCTAAATCTTCTATAAAATGCTTTTTCATTAAGATCAACAGCAGCACCACTAGAAATATAATCCATCCATCCTTCAAAGATACTTAAAGATGTATAGTCTTCATCAACATAAAAAGTAAAATCAATATCAGTATATAATCTAGTATGAGCGAACTCCTGAGGAATACCCATAAAATTATCTTTTACTTCTCCTGTCGCAAATGCACTGGCAGGTAAGGATGCATCAGAACACAGTATTCCAACATCTCTAGATAAGAAATTATCAACATTATCAATTCCATTTGATTTAAGATAATCTGATATTGTTTTCCTTAAAGTTGAAAAATGAACCTGATATTGATTCGTTAACGACAACTTGCCAAGTTTCTCCTTGACTTCCTGCATCGTTATTCTTTGTACTATACCCTTTGCCACTCTAAATACCTTACGAGTCTTATATTATTTCTATTTAGATGGCTTATAAAGGAAAATTCAGACCAAGCATTCCTAAAAAGTATAAAGGGGATTATACCAATATAATATACCGTTCTTTATGGGAACTAAAGTTCATGAAATATTGTGATAGTAATCAGAATATTTTAGAGTGGGGGAGTGAAGAATTCTTTATTCCTTACAAGTCACCAATAGATAATAGATACCATAGATACTTTCCAGACTTTTATATTAAGGTACGAGAAAGTAATGGGCAAATTAAAAAATATGTAATTGAAATTAAACCAAAGAAACAATGTATAGAACCCAAAGTACAAAAAAGAAAAACTAAATCATATATTCGTGAGGTATGCGAATATGCAAAGAACCAAGCAAAATGGGAAGCAGCAACAGAATATTGTAAAGATAGAATGGTAGAATTTAAAGTATTAACAGAGAACGAACTAGGTATCAAGTAATGGCAGATAGAATCGATGATGCAAAACAAGAAATACTTAGTGCAGTAAGTCCTGATGATAGGATGCTTGAAATCCTAGAGATATTATCAGAAACAGAATTAGTTCCAGAGGCTGGTAAGTATTATACTTTTGTTTATCAACCTAAAACACCTGATATAGAATATGATGAATTTCCTTTAGTAGCAGTCACTGATATTTTTCAATGGGGTTTTAGAGGTATTAATTTTCATTGGGGTGGATTCAGACAATATACATGGGATGAGGTAATAGGACAACTGCATATTGTGTCAAATGAAGAGATACAATCGTTACGTGGAATACCTTATGCGAAAATGCGTCTAAATAACTAATAATACTTAAATAGGTCGATAAATGGGAAGAAAGACAGGATCACAAAGAAGAGCTGAAAGAGAAAGAAAACGAAAGTTAAGAAATCAAAAACCCTTAACTAATGATATGTCTTTAACCGAACAAGACAAACAAGATGCTGCTGATGAAGAAGCACTTTTTACAATATTAAGTAACAGTGATAAGTATAGGTCAGTCACTGATAAATCTGGGGCACAAGCCATTATGCAAGGTGGTGGAGAAAATATAACAATAGAATCATTAACTGGAACAAATAAAGAAGTAAGTGAACAAATACAGGAACAACTAGATTCAAATAAAAAATATAATACAGGATCACTTCTTCAGAATAAACAAGCACCAATAAGAACAAGAGGTGGAGTATTAAGATATCCGTTAGAAGCAATGACGGATTCTACAGACTATCTACAAATTGATATTGTAGAATACTCAGCAATAGGAGAACAAAATAAAGCACGAAGTGGTGTTGACACTCTTGTATCATTACCAGGAAGTAGAAGAAATACTATCAATAGAACTAGACTTCCTAAAAGTGTATCAACCAAATCATTAGTAAATAAAGGAACTGTATTATTACAGATACCAGCAAATATTCAAGATGGAAACTCTATAAGTGCTGGTGATTCTAAAATGAATAGTATTGTTGGTGCTGCATTAGGTGCAAGCACAAGTTTAATGACAGATGTAGGTAATGCGATTAGTGGAAAGCAAGACTTTGGAGGTGGAGATAACCGTTTACAAAATGCAGGAATTGCTGCAAAAAATGCTATAGAAGGAGGACTAGCCGATTCTGGTGTAACTGGTAAAAATCTTAGAGGACTTATTACTAAAAAATTAGCAGCAAGTGCAGTTAATGCATTAGGTGGTAATGTAACAATGAATCAACTATTAGCCAGACAAGACGGAACAATATTTAACCCAAATATGGAACTGTTGTTTAATGGTCCTACATTAAGAAACTTCAGGTTCTCATTCAAAATGACTCCAAGAGGTAAAGATGAAGCAGAACAAATAAAATTAATTATGAGAACCTTTAAAATGAATATGGCACCTAAAGTAACTAGTGGTGGTCCTAATCTATTTTTAAAGACACCTAATGTATTTGAATTAAGGTATAAATCAGGAAGAAAGGATCATCCATTCTTACATAAATTTAAACAATGCTTCTTAACAGATATATCTGTTAATTATACTGCAGAAGGAGTATATGCAACATATGAAAATAAAGAACCAATTTCTATGATTATGGATTTAACCTTTAAAGAACTTGAACCAATCTATGATATTGATTACTTTGACAAATATGGATATGATGCAGACAACACAGTAGGATATTAAAATGGGATATTTCAGAGAACTACCAAACTTACTTTACCAATCATTCTTACCTTCCAAAAATTCCTCTTTGGATTATATTGAAGTAAAAAATATATTTCGTAGATCTAAAGTAAGAGATGATCTACAAAATATATTTACTGTTTTTGACAAATATGAAATACCTGATGAATATCGTCCTGAAACTGTAGCAGAAGAAATGTATGGTAGTGCAGAATTGGACTGGGTTGTTTTAACGACTGCTAATATAATAAATGTTAGAAATGATTGGCCACTTTCCAATAGAGATATATATGACTTTGCACTTGATAAATATGGAAACGATTTAAATCAAATACGTTACTATGAAACAAAAGAAATTAAAGATAGTAAAGGTAAATTAATTTTACCAAAAGGTCAAAGAGTTAACTCTGATTTCTCAGTTAAATTTTATGATCCTAGCAATTCAGCTGCTGTTACTGGATATGTTACTAAGAGTGGATCTAATGTTCTATCAGGTATTTCAAACTATACCCATGAACTTCTTTTAAATGATAAAAAAAGAGAAATATATTTACTAAAAAATGAATATCTAGGGCAATTCTTAAATGACTTTAGGGATGTAATGGTATATGGCAGATCATCCGAATATGTGGACGATGACCTAATACAAACAGAGAATACTAATATTACAATGCCATATTAAAAAAGGGGTCGTAAGACCCCTTTCTTGTGTTATTCAGCAGCGAGTTTCGCAAAATACGAAAGTGCTTCATCATCGTCATCCGTGCTAGACGGAGT